CAAACTGTGGACGCATGGTCATACCCATGATGAGTTTGATTACATGGTAGGCACTACCCGTATCGTTTGTAATCCGAGGGGATATGACGGATGGGAAAAAAGAGCCGAAAACTTCAAACTCAAATATGTTGAAGTCTAACTCTATATCCTCCTGATGTTTTATATCCAGTTCTTGATGCTGTTTTCATTGTAGAAGTGATTAATCCATTATCTCTACAATACTGAGATAAATTTGTGATGTGGTGGTCATTACCGTCGGGATCAGTGACCACCCAATTTTTAATATGTGGAGCGGCACACTTTGCTTTAACAATAGGATTGTTCATCGCTCTTTTTGTTCCTTCACTGACATTCTTTTTTTCTTGGTCTGAATATTTTTTATTTTTTGCTAACTTAGTTTTTGATAATTTTTTCTTCGTTTCTTCTGAATGATTTTTACCTTTTAACCAAGGCATTTTTCCTTTATTGCTTTCTGATATTTTTCTTTTATGTTCTTCTGTTTTCTTATGTCCGATTGGAAGACCATTACCGATACCATCTTCTTCAATCAAATTTAACCATTGATCCGATTCAATAATATTCCATAATTTAGAAAATGATAATGCCGCTTCTTTGATTGATTCTTCATCAAGGTATAAACAATACCAAACAGTATCTATTTTATTACCATGTTTTCTTCTGTGTAATGTCCAGTGCTTACCAGAACCTTTATATTCTTCTGGATTTTTTACAGTTTTACCAAAGTACAATTTACCAGTAATCTGGTGTTGTTTTATGTAGAGATAGGTAGGTAAGAATGATTGATATATACTTGACATTTGCTGTGTTTCCTGTTAAAGTAGTGAACATAGAGTAGGTGCAGACGGCAATCTGGCGACCTACACCTATTTATATAATTATGGAGGTATAATGCGTAATCAAATTTTAAGAGCAAGTATGGTTCACTTTCAAAGCCATATTCAAAAGCACCGTGTAAATATTGAAGTGATGCTGAGTAATCCCAGAGCATTACCAGAACACACCGATATAATGGATGCAATTGAAAAAGAACTGGCTATCATTGCAGAATACGTAGATAAACTAGAGGCTTTGAAACATTTTCCTATCTTTGATGGAAAAGAACATGACTGACAAACAACCAGAAGCCTTGCGGCTGGCTGATGCGCTTGATGAGGATGGCATTTGCCAGAACCTGCAAGCCGCTGCCGAACTGCGCCGACTGCATGAAGTCAATGCGGAGTTGGTGGAGGCTGTGAAAGCGGCATTGAGTGATGACCAACCGTACATAGAAAAATGCAAAGCAGCCCTACGCAAAGCACGAGGAGATAACGATGAGTGAAATAGTCAAAGACTCTCTGGTCGTTGATAGGTTCATTGAGCAACTAGGTGAGTATGCTATGCTTCAAAACCAATTCGGCGAGCATGAGCGTGGTGTACTCATAAATAAGGCTGCTATTGTCATTAGACTATTGACTCATCATTGTATGGCTTATGATATTGGCATCCCTGTTCAACAAATCAATGCCACTATAAATGCGAGATAGTCTAGTCTTATTTGTATTTTTTCTTTTCCTACTTTTTGCCATCCGGTTGGGTGATCCTTTTGGTTTTGTGTTGACAATTATTGGTTTCTTTGTTATGATGTATCTTATGGGTGAAGAAGATGGTTAAAATTGGGTACAATCACAACATGGTGGTCACTATATTTTTGAATTGAAAGAGTTTAGTAATGATTGATCAAGAAGATTCAAAGGAAAAATACAAGTCTAACATTGAAGATTACATAATCATATTGGATAATATTATACCAGATGATTTGTGTGATAGAATTTTACTTGAATATAAAAATAGTGACGAATGGTTTCTAGCACCCATTGCAGATTACAGCACTGATGCAAAACTTAGAGATGTTCATCTTATTCCAATATCTGATCCAAACCGAATAGCTAGAAACGAAATTCTAAGAAGAACTTTAGACAATCAAATTTTTACTTGTAGTGAAAATGCTTCTATGAAATATAGTGAATTGTTTCCTGAAGTTTTATTTAATGGTGATACAGGATATGAATTGTTGAGATATAAAGTAGGACAATACTATGTTCAACATACAGACTCATACAGTAAACACCCCAGGACAGTTTCTTGTTCTTTTGCATTGAATGATGATTATGAAGGTGGAGAATTTGCTTTCTTTGATAGAAAGATTAAGTATAAGTTAAAAAAAGGTTCGGCAATATTATTTCCTTCTAATTTTATGTTCCCGCATGAGATATTGTGTGTCACAAAAGGAACAAGATATTCTATCATTACTTGGTTTACAAACTAAAGAGAATTTGAGAAATGAAAGTTTATATTTCTAACTATCGTAATCACTGGTACTCACCATACACTTGGATTGATTATGCTTTCTTTTGGACTGATTGGTCTAAGTGCAGCCGCAATCGTAATATTATCATTGACGAAAAATACATTGAACATCCTGCTTGGGTAGACAAGGTTACTGACTTTCTTAATCCTATCTCTGTTGCTATTCAAACTGTCTTAGATAAGATACATCCTCCTATTAGATATGTGAAGATTGACCATTGGGATACATGGAGCATGGATCATACTCTTGCTCATATCATTCTTCCTATGCTAAAACAACTGCGTGATACAAAGCATGGTTCACCTATGGTTGACCTTGAAGATGTGCCTGAATATATGCGAACAACCACAACTGAAGATTGGGACTCACAAAAAGTATTTGATTTTTACAATGAAGATGTGTCTGAAGGATATGACATCCATAAACGATGGGATTGGGTGCTGAATGAAATGATTTTTGCTTTTGAGCATATTATAGATGACACATGGAAAGAATCATTTAGTTCTGGTGAAATCGATATGACTTGGACTCCTGTTGATAAAGATGGTAATGAAGTATCTAAAGGTGAACACTCATTCTATCAGATGGGTCATGGACCAAAACATACCTATGTATGTGACTATGATGGTATGCAGAAGGTAGAGGACCGTGTGCAGAATGGTCTAAGACTGTTTGGTACCTACTACAGAGGGCTATGGGATTAACTTACACCTATCAAAATGCCATCGTTTCATATTTGTGAGTTGGCCTACTTTACCACAATGAGGACAAGAAACTTTGGTTAGATTATTTGAATGACATTTGAGATTTTTCTTATGCTCATCCGTCATAGGTTTAGATACGCCTCTAGTTGATTGTGATATTTTTCTTTTGTGTTTTTCTGTGGGAATATATTGTTTTGTGATACCTAGTTTTATGTTTTGAATTCTAGAATATGTTCTTTTTCTAACATGTTCTTTTGTTTGAGGTTTTGGTATTTTATTTTTTTCTGAAATGTTTCGTCTTGATTCTTCGGATAATGTCATACCGAAAGCACCATCACCGCCCAATGTAGAATTGTAACCTTCATGAAAAGAATTATATTCAGTTATAAAGAAGTTTTCCATAACTTTTAGTGTGTGTTCTTTGTCTTTGGATTGATATATAGGAGACCATTCAAATGCATCCCATCCATACTTTCGGATAGCATTGTAAAATTTATTGGAATTGAAATTTTTACTGGCAGATTTATGAATTTTCATCCTATTTGGCCAATGTGAATCAAATCCTATATAAACTTTACCAGTTTTCGTATTGACAGATTTATAGATTGTGTATATCATAGAATTATTTATAACGTGGACTGTGGGATTGAGGAGAATAAAATGAGTTTAGTACAACATGCAGAACGTGAATTAGACCAAATTGGTATGACTGATGAAGATGAATATAATGGTACGATGCGTAAACATTTGCTACACATGGTCAATGAGTTTGCAGAAGAAGGGCATTCTGGTTTCTCTGCAAGTTATGCATTGTCTTGTTTGAAGAAATTACTTGACTTTAAACCATTGTCACCATTGACTGGTGCTGATGATGAATGGGGTGATGTTTCCCAGATAAATGGTAATACTTTATATCAAAACAAACGTTGCAGTTCAGTCTTTAAAGATGATTCTGGCGCTTGGGATATCAATGGTAAAGTATTTTGGGAATGGTATAAAGGTGAAGATGGTAAAGCAAGAAAATCATATTACACCTCTTATGAGAGCCGTGTGCCTGTAACCTTTCCCTATACTGTACCCGATGAGCCAATCTATGAATATCGTAAGTCCGAATCAGAACCACCATCACCACCACAAACTGAGGCAGGTTTGATTGAATGAGGTATTATACTATCTGCTATCCCGATGAGAATACGTTAGGACAAGAGTATACACATTGGGAAACACTATCGGAGCAAGAGATAATAGACCAGTATTGGATATACTGGTTTACAAAGATGATTAATAACCAACAACCTACAGAAGAATTAACAACCGAGAGATGCATAGAAGATTGGTGTATTGTGCATTGGGCTGAACGCAACTATTGGAGAGAAATGAAGGACTGTATAGCATGATATCCATTATTCATTACATTAGTGCCAAACGTAGGTTAGAAGAAGCAGACAAAACATTTGCCATGTTAGATGGTGATGTATCGCCTATGATGCGGGCACAGAGAGATATGATTAAGTTTGAAGCAGAGTATTACCGAGAAAGAGTCGGTAGATTGGTACTTTACACATTAGGTGTTGCAATTATTTCGTTAGTGTGTTATATTACATATGCTGTCTTTTTACATGTAGGAGTGTTATAAACTATGAAAGTAATCCAATATTTGAAGAATCACCTAAACTATATCATGATGGTTATTGTTTTGATTGGCTTGGCATTTCTTTTGTTCCTGACTGCCAAAAGAAGTTTTGAAGAACTAAAGAATCCACCTGCACTTGCTGATGTAAAAGGTGTGCAGAATCATCTAGTGTGGGATGTAAGCGGTAACTGTTACTTTGTACGTCCTCACAATGAATATACCAATTATCTTGTTGCTGTACCTGATTGTAATAAAGTTCGATAAGGAGAAAATGTGAAAGTTAATTCTAGTTTTAAAATGTCACAAGAGACAAAACGAATGCTTAGTGTAACATCTAAAGAAAATCTTCCTTTCATGAAAAAACTTTTCATCGAAGCAGAGATTGCAGAAGCAAAAGCAAAGCAAGCAAAGATTAAAGATAATTCTAAACCTGACTTGGAGGCATGATGAGTACGTTCATTGAAGTTGATTCTGTAGAAAAAAACTGTAAAGTAATTATTAACCTCGATTCTGTAATTGAAATCGCACCTCTTGCTGCTGGTGGTTGTGCATTGTTCTTTGCTGATTCTGCTGCGGTGAATGGTAAGTCATCTTATCTCGTAAAAGATACCTACGAACAGTTCAAACAATTTGCTATGCAAACAGTAACAGCAGAATCTATTGCTGCTCGTTTTCCGTCTAAGAAAGAAACAAAAGATAAAAACGAAAAACTGGAGATTCCTAAACTCTAATCATGAACATCTTTTATCTACATAATGATCCTGTGACTTGTGCAGAGATGCATAACGACAAACATTCCATAAAAATGATTCTGGAATATTGTCAACTGCTATCTACTGCACACCGTATTCTTGATGGTGTAGAAACACAAGCCAAATCAAAGACTGGCCGCAATGTCAAGCGTTGGGTACTGAACAATGAGATGGAAAATGTATATTATTCTGCCACTCATATCAGTCATCCATCTGCTGTTTGGGCACGACAGTCTGCGGCGAACTATGATTGGCTTGTTCACTTATTGATTGCTTTGTGTGGTGAGTATACTTACCGCTATGGTAAAATACACAAGTGCCAAGAAATTGGTCTAGTAGAAGCATTGAGAATACACCCAAAGAATATTCCTAATGATAAAGCATTTACTGAGCCTACACCTGCTATGCCTGAAGATGTAAAAATTTCAGGTGACTCCATTGCTTCTTACAGAAATTATTACATAAATAATAAGACGCATCTTGCATCATGGAAAGGTAAAGTGAATTCAAGACCTATACCTAAATGGTATACTGAAGGTTGTCTCCAAAAAATGGTTGATATTAACCAAGAACTTGGATTGTACGCTTAAAAAAAATTTCAAATTGTGACAGTTCCGTTACTTTTTGATTGTTTAAGTAGTTCAACCAAAGGAGATAACATGAAACTCAAAAAAGTATTAGCAGCATCCTTCCTATTTCTCTCTACGGTTGTATCAGCAGCAGAATTTACTGGTGCAGGTGCAACCTTTCCTTTCCCAATCTACGCTAAGTGGGCTGAAGCATACAAAGCACAAACTGGTATCGGATTGAATTATCAGTCAATCGGTTCAGGTGGTGGTATTCGTCAAATCAAAGCCAAGACAGTTGACTTTGGTGCATCAGATATGCCACTTAAGAAAGAAGAATTAGACAAAGAAGGTCTGATGCAATTCCCCGCAATCATTGGTGGTGTTGTACCAGTATTCAATCTAGATGGTATTGACGCAGGAAAACTTAAATTAACACCTGACGTAATTGCAAACATTCATTTAGGTAAAATCACCAAATGGAACGACAAAGCAATTGCTGAATTAAATCCTGGTGTAAACTTGCCTGCAATGAACATCACTGTAGTTCATCGTGCTGATGGTTCAGGTACCACATTTATTTGGACAAACTTTTTGGGCAAAGCGAATGCAGAGTTTGCAAAAGCAGTCGGTGAAGGCACAGCAGTTAAGTGGCCAGTTGGTGTAGGTGGTAAAGGTAACGAAGGCGTCGCAGCACAAGTGCAAAGACTT